TTATGAAACCAGTCTGCGGCGCGCTCTGCGTCTGTCGCTTCCTCTATCGGGCGCCCATCAAGCGAGACGCTAACCGACCCGTCTTCATGCTCAATGCTTAATATATTGCCCTTGTCGTCGTATTCGTTCTTGTCGCCAACATCATCTAAAATCTCAACGATGACGTCTTCTGCGTCTCCTAGACCGCCGGTGGGCTGATCCTGGCGAATGGCTGAACTTAGCCCCGGCGTCATTGGCATTAGATTAATTCCTTCTTAGCAGCCCAATAAGCTTTTAAAGATTCCGATTGTTTTCTACGAGTTTCAAGTGAACTTTTAATCCCTTTGCGAGATGGAGGTTTAATGCCTTTTTTTATCAATGTAGCAGATATTGCCGCCTTAGTTTTGCTTGTTACAGGCGCTTTGTTTTTAATTTTACGTCCTGTCAATTTAACTTTAATTATATCTATTGTTTCTTTCGTATGCGTTTTACCAAAAAAATGGTTTAATTCTCCAATCATTCTGGCGCGCATTTTATCCTTATTAGCTGCTGCTGTTTTTTTACTACTAACAGATATTTTCTTTTTTGATTCTTCGGTATGTCTGCCCCCAGAAAACCCTTCGCCGCCATCTGTTAAATTTGCTAAATCAACAATATCTTTCCAAAATACAATGCGTTCCGCTTCAAGATTAAAAGCGTCTTCTTCGCTTAAATTAGAAGCGACTATGCGAACTTCGTAAGCAAAACCAGTTCGCTCCAACTTTGCTACTATATTCTTCCAATGTATGTTTCTGCTGGTTCTACCATAGGCCCTGCTCCCACGCCCCTTGCCGACGTAGAAACATTCATCCTTATCAAGGCGCCAATGCTCATAAACATAAAAATTCATTCTTCGCCTTTTCTGGCTAAAAGCTCTTTAATATCAGATACAAACCTATCTAAACCTTCACGGGCGGCGGCATCGTCACCCTTAGCTGTTATTTGATAAATCCTAACATAGTCATGGGGTTCGCGTCCATAAACAGTTACGGTAAACTTGCCCAAGCCCTGACCGTGAGCCGGTGGCGCATCCACCACATCTACTACTGCATTAGCGTATATCAGCAGATCCTCCCATGTATATTGGATTGAATTTAGCTTTTTGCGTAAAAGCCAATATGATAATCTTATAACATTCATTATACCGGGTATAAAGGCTCCGGCGAACCGCCAACATGCATTCTACCTTGGTCGAGATCTGCCGTCCATTCTTCGTTTCTGAGAAGCAGCCCAGTCTCGCGCAGATACCGCAACGCCATGCTAGTCGTATCGACAAGATCGTCATGCTTGGCCTTCGGAAAGGTCGCTGTCTGATTAATCACCATATCGGCCCAAGGTCGATTTGGCGCGTAAATGAGCCCTTCCGCAAACAAGTGCTGCACACTGAACAAGCGCGCGAGCTTATCTTGTGATTTCGGGTCTACCAGCTGGACGCCAAAATCGTCATACCCATAAACCCTGCGAAGCTCCTGCGCAACGCTGTAACCCGAAGCTTTATTCTCAATTAGGATCTTTTCGCAGCTATAACGCTGCATCGTCTCGCGCACTCTCTCAACAAGATCATGAAGCTCTAGCCGATCCTGCCAAGCGTAGATCAGCATGCACCGCGGATGCTCTTGCGTATATGTGCGCTCCACAGCAGCCATCATCTCGCCCTGGCTGGTGATCGATCGCGTGATCTGCGCAGTCTGATCACCGCCCGACCAAACGCCCCAGATCGTCATGGCGCTGGGGTCGTTTTCCGTTTTGGTTGTGAAGGCGCAGTCTAACGACGCAAGGACATAGTCGAACGGTGGATAGGAATTACGATCCCACAGCTGCCACCAGTCTCGCTTGATGACGCCGCCGCCACGCGGCTCCGGCGATTGCTGAAACTGCCCCGCAGTGGCATACGGCCCCATAATGCGCTCATCCCGATCGACGACAGATTCGGGAAAACGAGCCGGAAAAAGAAGCTCGCCCTCTTCGGTTCTTCTGTCTTCGATGCCAAGCATAGTTGGCTGTGCGCGCCCTGGGTCGTAGCGCATCGGAAGCATAATATGGTCGTAGCCAAGATCTTTCTCCAATATGACGCCGCTAACATCATCCTCCGCAAGGCGCTGCATGATAACCAAGATTGCAGATTCTTTCGGGTTCACAAGACGCGTCGGCACCGATTCTAGAAACCATGTGTTCGTCGTTTCCTTTATCTGCGCAGACATAGCGTCAGATGTCGAAAGCGGATCGTCCACAATAATTCGATCGCCTCTGGCGCCGGTTATCGATCGAGCCGCGGCGCATTGCCTAAACCCAAGCGCAGTGTTTTCGAATTTTGTTTTCTGGTTTTGATCGTGCGTCAATCGCACATGCGGCCATCGCTCTTTATACCATTCGCTCTCAATAAGCCTGCGCATGCGCAGACCGTCGCGAATAGAAAGATCTTGGTTGTGGCTGGCGCAGATGTAACGCAGATGCGGCATGTTCTGCGGCCCCCATTCCCAGGCGGGCCAAAAGACATTGGTCAATAAGCTCTTCATCGTTCCCGGAGGAATGTTGATCAGCAGCCGATTGTAAGGCGTCCCGTCATCGAGCTCGACGCCGTAAGTAATCGCTTCGAGATGCTCGCATAAGAACTCGATGTGCCAGCCATGCACATACTCTGCGCCGGGCTCGACCAAGTGCCAAGAAAGCCTAATAAACTCGACAAGACTTTCCTCGCAGTCTGTCCGATCAAGATCGATCAGCTGCTTGTCAACGTCTATTCCATCGAGCGTTATGGCTTCGTTACGCATTTAGATCGCTTGGATTAACTCGCGTGATAATAGCATCCATGCGCGCCGTTTCAATGATTGGCTTGCTGTAAGGATCTTTTGGATCTTGCGCGAGCCACTGCAAGGCAATCGGCCCGACGCCGTTAGCCATCCAGTAGCGGGCGCCCGTCCCTGGCTTGCCGTCCCATGCTTGCATGTAAGTGAACTGCAAGACGTCGTTATATGTCTCGCCGCTCTTGAGCACCATGCTTTTCAGCAGCGCTTCATAATGCACGATCTGAATCCCCTTCGCCATCGCCGGCGGCCAGGACTGCAGCGGGTTCATCTTCGGGTAGCAGATAAAGTCTGAACCAATGTCTTGCCATTCGCCCCAGCCGATCGGCGGGCTCAAGACGACTTTCTTTCCTGGATAATCGTCGCGCCATTCGTTGATGCCGCTGCCGACATTATAGCGATAATACCAAGTATCCTTCCACGTTAGATGCGCGTCGTAATCGATATAGAGCATGCTGTCGCTGCCCTTGTCGTAAGAGAACACCGCGGTGATCGGCGGCATGCTGCCATCGATCGCTGTGTAGTCGAAGCGCCTAAGCTCGTTTGTCTTGAAGATTGGCCAGTATGCGGGAACGAATATTTTAGACATTTTAGCCTCCTAAAGATTTTATGCGGCTTATCAGTCGATCTTTCTTTCCTCAAAATGGCGCAGCAGTTTGCGGTCGACGTCTTTCAGAAGAACGCCTTTAACGACAAGATTGAGCGCGCCCAATATCTCTGCAAACTCGCGCGCGGTCATGTCTTTCTGCGGTTTGAAGCGCAGCCACTCTGGCAATGGCGGCAACTCATCCATAGCGATGATCTTTTTATCTCTCATCTTGTAATCCCATGCCATCTGCACAACGCAATGATGCGTCCAGGCTTGCGCCGATACTCGCCTTCAGGCGGCTCAGGCAAAACCATCTTCTTTGTTTCTATTTTTTCAGATTTGCTCGATCGATCGCAATCGCGCTTGCGCTGTTTCGATCGATCATCAGATCGCTTTTCCATGTCAATCTCAATGCTTGCGTTTTAAATTCCACGCTACGTTACCATCTACCTCTGCTTGTATCAACGAATCTTTCATGACGGAGAACATCGTCGAGAAAAGATTGTAGCACATTTCGCGCGACGTTATGTGCTCAGACAAAACAAACACGCCGATCGACGCAAGAGCTTGCAGAACCTCAACCGGCGACGGCTCAAGACCGTCAATAGTGTTTAGAAACTCATCGCACAAAGCGCTTACTCGCGCTTTCATTTCATCCGGCATCTGATTGTCAGGATCTTGAAAGTCAAACATCAACCCTGCTTTTTGCCGGCTTTTGCCGCCAAGAGAATCTCCCGCAACGCATCACGCTGCTCAGGAGAAAGCGTTTTTGAATCGACAACTTTCGACTCAACTTTAATGGCGCCGCCTTCCGGCCCGCTCACCTCAGTCACTTGCCGCTCAGTGTAATCATCGCGAAACCTGGACGCTACGCTTTTGAGCCACAGCTGCGCATTAAAGTTGCGATTGTCCATGTTTTTCTGCGCAGCATTCTCCCACCAGGTCTGCGAATGAGCTCTGGCGCGCGCGAGGGCAGTGGAAAAATCTTCGTGCGCGGCCGCCCAATCGTAAATCGACGCCTTATCGACATCGAAGTGCGCGGCCATTTGCGCGATGCTTTTACCTTCTTTTCCAAGCTCGATGATTTGCTCACAAAACTCAGGCCGATACTTTGACGGCCGCCCCATTGGGCGCTTTGCTGGCTTAGTTTCGTTAGAGCTCATTTGGGCCACGCTTCTCGTTTAGGTATATCAACTCAAGGATGACGCGCTCGTTTATATCGAGGGCGTCGGCTATTTCTTTTTGCTTTATACCATTTTCGTAGAGATCTTTACAGATCAGATGCAGATCATATCGTATCTGCCTTTGGCGATTTCTAGCTTCGACCATAATTTCAAGCAGTTCTTCGTATTTTTTGATAAGCTCGTATTTTTTATCTGCGAATAGATTGAGGCCGTCGTATCTGCGATGGCGGCGCAGGTCTTGGAATTTTTTATCGTATGGGCGTCTTGGTTTGGAGCTTTTCATTTTTATTCTTGGTTTGATGATGGGGATGGAGGGGCTTGCGCCCCTCTATTGATCAATCAAAATCGTCTTCATCGTCGTCGATTGGGGCTTTTACCCCAGCGCTTTTGATGGCTGCTTTTCCAAGCGGCAGGTCTGCGAGCATGCCCAGGGCGTCCATGTATGAGGCCAGGAGGGCCTTTTCTTCGGCGGCTTTTTGGGCGCCTTTCTTACGGATTGCGATAACCTGTTTTAGGATCTTTGGATCGAAGCCGGTGCTTTTGGCTTCGGCGTAAACCTCTTTGATATCTTCGGCGATTGCCGCTTTTTCTTCTTCAAGCTTTTCAATTCTAGTGACTAGGGCTTCCAGTTGATTGTTCTTTGTCATTGTGATCCTCACATATCTGTCTACATATATACTCGGCGAACAAGCGACAGTAGTCGCATGTTTGCGGGCAAGCGTCTGGCGAGATTGAGGCTGCGAAATTATTCTTATCATCAATCTCAATATTAAATTTACAGATCGCAGCCGAAATAATATCTCTCAAATTGTTGTCCATTGCAAGAACCTATGTGAGGAGAATCAAATGATCGTTATCGAGCGCCACATTGTTGACGGCGACGTCGTCAAGCAGATTGAACATGATTTGACGCCAGATCAACTAGCTGAGAAGAAAAAAGAGCAGGCAGAAGATGGGGTTATCGTTACCTTTTCTGTTTTGGGCCAAGATAAGCCAGTCAAGGCCCCAGTGGCGGCCAAGGCCACCGCGGCCATCGAGACGGTCAAAGAGACGGTTAAGGCGAAGCTTGGGCGCCCTAAAAGGAAATCTTAACCATAAGAACTATTGCTTGAAATAATTTGCCCCGTTTTGCGACGGGGTGAATTTTATGGGTTGACGGTGGAAGAAACTTCCGATATGTCTATCATCATTGAGATTGAGATTGATGGAGACACAAAATGGCTTACGCAACATCTTACCTCTACATGATGGACACCGATTGGGTTGTGACCATCGAATATAAAATCACATCACATGGCGCAGCTGCCACCTATTGGGAGCCAGCAGAAGACGTAGAATGGGACATTGAGAAGATCTGGATTAGCCAAGACCTAGGCCGAAAGATCGTTTGCCCAGAGTTCGAGTTAACGGGCGCCATGTTTGATTTGGTTGCTGACCTTGAGACTGTCCAAGACGACATCATGCAGCATATCAATGATAGCTGTGATGATGATGAACCAGATTGGGATCTTGATCGCGAAGAGCGCCGCTTAGAGCGCGCTTGGGCGTAATGGGGCTTGCTTCGCAGCTTCGGCCCATCATTTCTAACTTTATGGAGATTGATATGACTACTAAAAACATATCCCGCATTGAGCGTGAAATTGTTTTTGCAATAATTCAAAACGCTCTCGATCTTAATTATACGGTCATCCACCACAATGGCGAAGAAGTCACTGTGATGGCGCATCCAGATGAAAATCGCGCTAGAGACTTTCGTAGAATTATGGACGAAATTCAGCAATGCGATGAGGAGCGTTTAATCTTCCGCAATGCTGACGGGCAGCGAGTTGGAACTGTTCTTTTGGTTTATGGCAATGACGGCCATGATGTTATCTGCGATCACACAGATAATGATGAAATGCATTGCATTCTTGCTGGCGCCAATAAACTTGCAGATTCTTTCCAATAAATAAATATTAGGCGCTTGCCATCGGAAGTTTCTTCCAATATATC